GGTAAAAAACACCTGGATTTTCATTAAGTGCTATGGTAGCATTAGTAGTATTTAATATAGTGTTAGTAGAAGATCCTGTGTTAAAGGTGTAATCTCTCCATCTAAATTCAAGTTGTGGTGGGTAAATAGTATGAGTATCACGAGAAAAAAATTGCATTTTATTCTCATAACTCTCATTATAAATAAATTCAACAGCTTGTTTAGCTATTAAACCATTATTAGCTATTGATCCACTGTACCAAGCTTTAACCATATTAGTGATATCAGTATTAATATCACCAGAATCAGTATAAGTAAAACTTTGGGTTGAATAAATAGGTAACACAGTAGTATTTGATGAAGTATAGTACCAATTACCTCCTCCTAAGGTATTACTATATGAAGCAGTAACATTAGTAGGATAACCACTTGTTATCCAAGCATTACTGCCAGAATATGATCTCCAACCCCAACTAACACCATTTTGGGCTTCAGGAGAATAATTATATTTTCCTGTTCCCATATTCCAGGAACTAAAAACAGGATAGAATTCAAGTTGTGTATCTAAATTTAAACCTTCTAAAACCGCTACATATCCTCTAAAATATGCTTTCCAATTAGATCCACTGATTTTATTGTTGATAACATCATTTATTTCTGTATCAGAAAATTGAGTTAAAAATCTGCTAGTTTGAGGTAAAGCAGAAGCATTATTAACTGAAATAGAAGATTCAATTATTTCATCTAAACCTGTATTTCTACTAGGATAAAGAGAGTATATAGAAGCATCTTTAGTAGGAAATATTTTATAAACAGCCATTTTTTATTATAAATATAAAAATTATAAAGATACAACACGTCCTTTAATATCACTATCAGGATATTTGACTTCAAAAATCATTGGATCAACTGAGGGGTAAATAACATTGTCTCGATTAGCCCCAATAACATCATAGGCATATATGGAGTATTCTGTTCCAACTTTATTAGTTATACTAATATTTTTAACTGTTTGGACACCGTCTATTTTATCTAGTAAAACATATATATTTTTTAATATGATAGGTTCATTAATCTGCCATTTATCAATATTAAAGTAGTCTTTAACAGCTGTTATACATTTAAATAAAATATCATTGTTATTATATTCAGGTAAAACAATTATATCAAAATCTACACTAATATTAATAACAAAACCATTTCTAATTTTAATAGAATCATTAACCATTCTATATTGAGTTAGATATGTTTTTAAATTATCTTTTAAACTTGTAGATGCAGGTTTTAATTTTCCATTACTATCATATGCTAAAACATATAAATTTATAGATGATAAAGATTCACCGGGGAGTAGATTTTCTAATCTTTCCGGTTCAGCATATATTTTAGCTAATGATCCATATTGTGAAGGTAAACTCATAGCTCTAACAAAATAATCATCTTGAGTTACTGTTCTTAATTGGCCTCCAAATGTCGCTAAAGAGTTTTGTTTTATTTCTTCTACTGTATCACCATCAGATCCTCCAGAAGCAGCTAATGGGTTTTGTACTGTTACTGAGTTTCTTATATCTGTTTTTAGGTTAGCATCAGGTGCAAGTGCATTAGGAATAGATATGTTACCGGTATTAGATATACCACTAAAAGAATTAGCAGGAACATTCGCTGCTACTCCTCCCCCAGTTAAATATCTAACTGTTAAAGTAGTGTTAGAAGGAGCTATACCATAAGTACTTGTATATAAGAAATTAGCAGGGTCATATGCTGTGGTAAGATAATTATCTGTAGAGAAAAAATTTCCAACATTAGTAGGGTTAGGTATAATTTTTATTTCTTCATTAGCTGTGGTAGTTCCAGCGCCAAACTGAATTTGGAGGGATGTTGGTGAAGTAAAACGGGTTACAAATCTTCTAGGGGCTTTAAGGAGTTGTAATAAGTATGGTACTTCTCCTTTATCAGAGTTAGTATTTTTTATATTGGTATAAACCATTTCTTGGGCTAGATATGGCACCTCATACCATTTATTTCTACTATTGTCAACTACATCCAATATCTGAATTATGTTTGAATCATTAATTTCAACTGTTTGGAAACGTTGAGCTGATCCAAATGTAAAAGTTTTAGTCTGGATATTAGCGGATATTGCTTTACGGGTTTTTTTGAGAAGATAAAATTCAGGCTGGTTTGTAACAGTGTCTATAGTTAAAATACTAACTTGAGTAGGATCAGAAGAACTTGAAACAGAAAAATCAACTGTGTCTTGAATTATAAAATCTGTTGTTCCAACTAAACTTGATTTTAAAATGGTATTGTTATTAATAAAAACTGCATATCTATAGTCTGGGGCCCATCCATCAGGAGTTGATATAGATGGTACTTGTTGGTAGACATCAACATCAACAACTGCTACGCCGGTTACTTTGGGTTTATAGCCCAACATATAAGCTAAAGTGTATAAATTATTTTGTTGGCGGGCAAACTGAATAAAATTTTCTTGAATTTGATTATCAAGATAAAATGACATTACATCACCTACATAAGCTGACATTTCTAAGAACAACATTCCTGGAGAGGATGGTGAAAAATCATTATATGTTGCCGGGAAGTAGGTTTTGGTATACTCAACAAGAGCATTTTTTAATTCACCAAAATCTTTGTTTAAATATTTTATATCTCTATTTTCAGCTGCCATGTTTAAAATAATATTTTTATATTTTGGGCTTCACCACCATAAATTGAATAAACAATATCTAATTGAATAGCATTTTGTTCATATACTGGGGATAAAGTTATTGAAGTAAGATTAACACTAGGAAAATTAGATTTTATATCATTGGTTAATTTAATTTCTAAAGCTCTTAGGTTTGATTCAGTTAAATTTTCAAATATGAATTTTCTTAGATTTGATCCAAAATTAGGATTTAAAACACGTTCACCCTTATTAGTCAAAACATAATTAATTACATTTGATTTAATTTGTTCTGTTGTAGTGTATGTTGAACTAAATACTGAATTACCTGTTGAATAGGTTGGGGATTCATTAACTTCATTAGGGCCTAGAGAGGCTTGACCTGCTGAAGCGGTGTATATACGGTTATCAAATGTTGTACCTTTACCATTAAAAGGAATAGACACCCCAACAGCAACTCGCTTGTTTATATCTAAAGGATGTTTATTTGGTAATCTAACTGCCATTATTTAGTCATTAATCCCATTATTTGATTTAAACTTACTTCACCACCTGGTAGGCTTGAGCCCTCACCTATTGTGCTGACAGGAGGAGGGGTATAAGCAGGTTGAGCATGTGATGAATTAGCAGTCACTGTGGCATCAAATTCACCACCAATCATACTGCGTAAATTACGTTTAATGTCTGGGTTGATGTTTGTTTTTGTAGTGTAAGGAATGGGATTAGCATTTTCATTAACTACTGTTTTAGGAGAACGTACTGCTTCAAGAAGTATATCTTTGATTTCTTCTTGGATTGCTTCACGAACTGCTTCTTTAATTAACTTTTTTAACATATCTGTTTTCATAGTAATAAATATTTAATTATCCAGCATTTAAATCAGGATTTGAATCTATAATAAATTTTAATTGATCTAATAGCACTTGTGGGTCTGATGCAAAAGATGAGTCAGTTTTTAATACAGGAATACCAGTTCTAGTTAAAGCTTGAGCAAAACGTTTAGGATATTTATTAGAACTAGTAGTATCAATTTTAATTTCTAAAGTAAATCCTTTATAAGTATTATTCTGTTGTAATGAATCACTTTGGGGGTCCTGGATTGTTTGGATTACATCACTATTACTTATTCCGGTTGATGTATTAACTAAAGTATCTAATTCAGCATTAATTGTTTCAAAAGGTACTTCTTGACTTTGGGCACATTCTTGAATTAAAGCATCTAAAGCATTTAATAAACGCAATATTATACCTAATAAAAACCCAAAAGCTGCTAAAGTTAATGAAGCTATATTAATAACTATCTTAGCCTTTTTTAATAATTCCTTTAATTTATCTTTACCAGTACCTGTTACTTCAATAATACCTGATGTTAATGGGGGTAATATAGGTGGAACACCAGTAGCAGGGTAAGGAAGGAATTCTATAACTGCTATACCTGCTTGAAGTCCAGTTATTACACTATTAGTAATTTGTAAACTTTTTTCAACTTTTCTTATCTTTGAATATATATTGTTTATTTGTCTAACTAATTTATTTCGTTTATTTATTATCTTTAATATTTCATCTTGGCGAGGACATAAAATTTGATCTTTTATATTAGCTAAAGGTATCTTAGACATTACCGCTTGTACAGCTATCATACCAAAAGGGATTAATAACTTTATAATAAAAGGTATTAATTTCTTTTTAATATTTTCTTTTTCAAGAGTTACACTTAAAGATATTTTAGCATCAGCTGGTAGTTCTTGTTTTTCTTTTTTCTCATTGTTAGATCTTTCTAATTTTCTAATCTCAGCAGCTATAGGTTCTGTATATGCTTGGAGAGCAGCTTGAACTAATTCTGAGGGTTTAGGAGAAACAGTAAGAGTTTTATTTATATTATAAAGAGTAGCTCCTTTATATTGGGGATCTATAGCTTTATTATAATAATTTGAAGCTTTAGATTGAGCTATAGATTGATCACTACTTGAAAATTGTTCATTACCAACAGTATAAACATATGGGGGTTCAGTATCTGAGGTTGATGTTTTTTTAGGCTCAGGTACATTATTTGGGTATTCAGTTGATTTAAAATTAGCTAAAGGTATTTGTTCTGTTTTATAATCTTGTTTTACAAATAAAATTTTAACAGCTTTAACATCTATTTCAGTTTTAGCAAATGTGAAAGACCATTCTCCATTACTATCTGAAGTAACATTTTCAACTATAGGTTTAACAGCTTTTGGGGAGTTTGGATTGTTTTGATCTAAAACTGCTGTAAAATTTACTCTGGGGGTTTGGGTAAATGTTACTTTAGTATTAGATATAGGTTCTCCAGTTACTGTTGTTATTTTTCCACCCAAATATATTTTAGCATCAATTTGAGAAGAAAGATTATTTATTTGACTAGAACCACTAGTACCTGATCCACTATCGTTAACTCCAATAGTTACAAGAGAAGCTACATTTGAAGGATTTATGGGTAAATTAACAGGCATTAGATAGTTTTTACAGTTTTAGATAACAAAATATTTAAAGAATCTTTTAATATTTCAACTTGTCCTGAAAGTAAAGCACCTTCAAGATTTAAACTAGGAATAACAATACCACCAGCGTTAGCTGTTCTCATAGCCCCTCCTATACCTTCTAAAGCATTTATTATGCTTGTTAAAGTTTGTATAAGATTTTCACCCAATACTAAAGATTGAATATTAGCCCCAACATATCCTTCATTACCAACATCTGATCCTAAATAAACATTAGGTGAGGTTAAAGTAATTTTACCAAATGACATATTAGTAGTCATAGATATTTTATCAGTTGTATCAAAATTAAGTGAACTATTTGATACTAAATGAACTGATTTATCAGCACTTAATATAATATGATCGTTTTTAGCATTAAATACTAGTCTCCCTGAGTTTAGAAGAATTTGTTTGCCACTATATAATTCAGGTATAGTTGGAGTTTCTGTTAATCCATCATATGATGATATATTTTCAGTTGATAACTCTAATGGAATTAGTTGAGTTGATGTTAAATAAATTGAAGATTGATCATCATTTATATTTTCTAAAATAGGTATCCAAGGTTGAGAAACATCAGTTTCATTAGATTGACCATTTCTGAGGATTAGGATTGGGTCACTTTGATTCCCTTCATCAGACCATGAATTAGGGTATAAGGGTCCATTAACTGTAGAGCCAAATCTTATAGAATTACCAAAACGTCCTTCATAAATTATATCTCCTTCATATGGTAAAAGAGGACGATTATTTAAAACATTAGCCTCATTAAAAGTAGTACCTAAATCTATATCAGTATCTTGATCTGTTATTCTTCTAACAGATCCTGCTTCTACTAATGGGTATTCTTTGTTTTCTAATTCAGGAGTAACATTAGTTGATGGTACAGCATTATGTACTTGGCTATTCCATGCGTTTATAGGAGGGAAATAATAAGCTGTAACATCTGAAGTATTTTCAGATACATTGGGGTCAGCTAAATATATGATAGGGACAAGTTCGTTTAATAATGGATAATTCTTAATATTTGGGAAAGCAGGATAAGCAGGTATAAGCGGAATATCATCATTACGACCAGGTTGTCTAACTGGTTCAATAAAAATTGTTCCTATACCATTCCACTGCCCAAATTCATCAAAAAATTCATGAGAACTATCTAAAATAATATCTCTCACTCTACTAGAAAAAATACCTTTAGATGAAGCTGCAGAAGTTACATCAAGTTTAGGTACATTATATTTGACAGTGTTACCAAATCCAAATTTAACATTAAGACTCATTAGTTACCTCCGTCTTTAAATTTATCTAATTCAGCTAATAATTGAGCTTTTTCTTCTTCAGAAATACCAAAACCACCTTCAGCGGTTCCATTATTACTCATAATACGTTGAACAATAGTAGCCATTTTGATTAATTGTTCATCATTTTTAACACTTATTTCTAAGTATTCTTTAATTAAAGGGACAATTAAAGTAGCATCTCCTATCTCATTTACTAATGGTTTTAGTTCTGATATGAGAGCGGAGATTTGTTTATCTTTTTTCTTTTGGTTATTATATATCTCTTCTAGAATATCAGAAAATTTCTTACCACCAAATACTACATTATCTAAACCATTCATGATATTTATTTAACCATAAATATAATTATGGGAAATTTGTATAACCGTTTTCTAAATAGAAATAATAATATTCTTTAAATATATCATATAATTTATTTGCTATTTTAGTGATTTTAGGTGTTTTAGCATTAATTATTTCTCGGATGTATATATACAGTGCCTTCTTATTAAAAATTTCTATACTCTCTCTTTTACGGAATAATTCTAGAATAGCATCTGCTATTTTAGCATCTCCTTCTTTAGGAAAAAGAGTATATAGATTTTTAGAACAATATTCAATATATTGATCCATAAACATATTTAACTTTTGATTTATTGGAGTGTCATCAATGTTATAGCTATATTTTTCATTAGATTCAAGTTCTTCAATTGGAGCTTTATCTATTCGTTTTTTATAGTTTTTAGTATTTGAAATAATAAGATAACGTTTAGCGATAGTTCCAAAATATGAATATGCTTTAGCTCCTCTTTCTGGGTTAAAGAGATGGATTTTGGAATGTAAAAATGAAATTACTTCATGTTGTAAATCCTCAATATTACTTACTTCAGTGTAATAAAACTTAAAAGTATGAATAATATTTTCTGTTAATTTAAAGAAAGCATAATGAATACGCTCACGGTAAATTTTATCTCTTAAACTATAATCTAAAGTATTATTATACTCAACAATTGCATTTTCTGTTTCTTGAGTAAAATACATCCCACTTGTTTTTGGTTTTGGCTTCACTACTATCTCACTACTCATAAATTTTTAATATTAAACTGGTTTAAGATGCTTTGGATTTGTTTGATTGATTCAAAGAAGAAACCCACTTCATCATCTGATTTAAATGATTCTCTAGCATCTACTTCTTTAAGTTTTTTATCTGACATTTCAATTATATCAGATACTTTGTTTAAATAAGACATATATCCCATTAGGATATCTTCTTGTTTTTCATTCTTTTTAAGAAGGTTAAAGGTCGTGTATCCTAAGATCACGACCATTAAACTTAATATAACAATTGCAATTATCATATATTATCTAATAAACTTTTTAAACCTTCACTCTTAATATTACTTAAAGCTTTAGTTTTAA